ACACGACGTTCTGAGGAGAGAACGAAGTTTTTAGATTTACCTGAATTTCATGAAAAGAAACAACAATTGAAGCATAAGCGTCATGTACGAGCATTGGATGCTGAAAAGCGTGCAATTTTACGTAAACGTGCTGATAGTGATTTTTCTGATCATGAATTTGACGATTTTATTAAACCTGAAGGTTTGAATATTGATTTTAAAGTGTTTAAAGGTATGTCAGCTGAAATTAAATTTGATTTATTCACTGATTTATTTAAACATTTGAAGTCTTTACTTAATCCTTCTCGTGCCAATGAGAAAGTCTTGATGGGACATCTGACAACTTTGATTATTTTCTTAAGATCTGATGATTGGATGGTTCGTATTGCTGCGCTTGTTGCCAATTGGCCGAACTTGGGAGACAAGACTACAGGTATTTATACCTTATTAGTTTTGTTTGATTGTTTGGTTAGTTGGTGGAAGCGCGGTGATGTGAATGCGCCATGGTATCGAAAAGAAGATGTGCCTGAAGAAGTTCGAACACAAGCTTTATCTGATATTAAGGAGTATTTTGATTTATCACAGATGGGACCAGTCCAAGCAATTGGAGCACTGGTTTTGTCTTTGGTGAGTCTTTTTCTGCTTAATCAAATCCCTGGTAAAGGAGATTTTGATTCTTTCATGAGACGTTGTGATGTTTTCGCAAAAGGTACAAAAGGCATGGAGCATATTTATGGTTATTCCAAATCGTTTATGAATAATGCTGTTGTATTTTGTGAAGAGAAAATTTTGGGTGAAAGTCCAACATTGATGACGTCAATTGAAGGAAGACTGACGAAGTTGTGTGAAGAAATTCGAAAGGCATCGACTATTGACAACCAAAACAAATTGTTGACGAGTAGAGTACAGGTAGATCTTGTAGATTCCTTGTTTAGACAATCGTTAGAAATGATTGAGACACTGCGATTGGGTGGTTTGGCCACTCAAAAACAAGCTTTTGTTGGATACTTTCACGTTATACGTGAATTACACAAGAAAGCTAGTGTTTCTCCCATTTCTGGACGAGGATTTAGACAACAACCCAAGTTTTATCAGTTAGCTGGTAATCCTGGAGTTGGAAAGACAAGATTGGCTTGGATTTTATCCATTGACTTTTTGCGTGAATTGAATTTGACCAAGGAACAGATGAAGGATTATGCATCGTATATTTATTTTAGGAAAACTGGAGAGAAGTATTGGACTAACTATAATGCGGAAATGCACCGCGTCTGTGTCTGTGATGATGCTTCTCAATTGTTTGAAGAACATGGTGAAGGAGTTCCCTTCTTTGCTGAAATTATACATTTGGCTAATAATGCTGAATGTCCTCTCAATGTGGCTGAGGTTGACTTGAAAAAGTTTGCCCGGTTTAACTCGGAGGTTATAATTTCTACTGATAACAATAGGAATCCTAATTTGAATAATATTTTGCGTGATCCTGCGGCTTTTCGTAGAAGAATTGATATGCAAGTTGAAGTGAAAGTGAAACCTGATTTTGGTGAACGTTATACAGATAATGGACGTACATGGTATCGTTTGAGAAGTGAATTTGCACTTGAGAAATCATTGAATACTGACGTTTATATTTTTGATATAATTAATCCTGTTTCAGGTAGAGCTGTCGAACGAGATTTGACATATGCTCAATTGTTTGAGAGAATGCGTGATGGTCTTCGGACGAATCGTCAAGAGTTTTTGAACTTTGGTAGTGCTCTTGCAGCATATGCTGCGCGTGATGCAGAAAATGATGTGAGACATGAACCTTTGGTTGAAGATTCTGAAGATGAAGCTGATGACGCCCCATTGATTAGAGTACAAGGTTTGACTGATTGGATGTGGAAGAAAGATCCTTACCGTGGTATGGATTGGCGCCATTGGAAGGAGGATTACATTACTTGTAATTTACCGACTATGCCGTCTATGTCATCCACAATTGAGAAGACGAAGAAGTTCTTGACTGATCATAAGTGGGAGTTTGCTGTTGGATTGCTTGTGGTTTTGCCGTCTCTGGGATATGTGATTTATAATTATATGTACCCAAAGAGACAGTGGAAGCGAGTGAGAAAACATTGTGAACCTCTATCTTATGTTGATGATGATGGACAAACCTGGTATGAAGTTAATGGAGTTCGTGAATTTCGATATCAATTGGGTTGGTCTGAAGATCAATTCTTTTTTGCTCTTGTACATTATGCTGGTTCAGTATTTTTGGATGAAGATGATTTTGATCATTGCAAAACGAAAATGTACTGGCCTGATGAAACACCATACCTTGGCGAAGATTATATAGATGACTATATTAATTTGAGCTTGTGGTATGATGGACATTTTGAACTTGTGAAGGATGGTGAAGATGTATCTGATTGTTATACTGTGTGGTCTAGAATAGCCACAGAGAATAAGAAGAAGAAGATTCAACCCCAACTTGATAAGTTAGTAGAGTGTATGAGAGAGTATAATCGAGAAGATCCGAAGAAAGCTGCAAAGAAGATGAAAACAGGAAAAGGAGTTAAAGAGATAAAAGTTGAAGCTGGTAAAGGGAAAGTCATTAAGACTCAGAAATTGGTTTATCATGGAAAAGATAATTTACCATTGACTGAAGCTTATAGCGATCCCAATACTAGTGAATTCTTCAAGCATAAAATTTTTAAAAATTTGTATCGAATTCGTGTGGATGATACTGACTTTTCAACAGCTATGCATTGTACCTTTATTAAAGGTCGTGTTGCTGTGACTGCCAGACATTTACTGACTGATACACGTTTGAAGAAAGATGTGTTTATCTATTTGGACAATCCAACTCTTGCTGCACCATATAGAATCCCATTGAAGGATGTGGAAAATTTTTCAATCAAGGATGATGATGGTCGTTATAAGGATTTGATCTTTTTGGTCTTTCCTGATAACGTTCATGCACATAGAGACATAACATCAATGTTTAATACGCGTGAAGCGTTAGATAATTTGGGAGCTGTCCAAGCTCAATTGACCTGTTTTGATTTGATGGGAACTGGAAATTCGACACTTGACATGATTTCTTCCTTGCGCTTTGTTGTGCAGGGAAAACCGAAAACGGAAAAGATCTCAGCTCGGTGTGATGACGATACTATCATTCATTACACTGATTATTTCGAATATATCGCAGAAACTTTCCCTGGCTGTTGCGGAGCACCTGTCATGGCTCTAGATGCAAGATTACCTAAGAAGATTTTAGGTTTTCATGTAGCTGGTAGCTCTGGTAAGGGTTATGCTCAAGCAATAAGTTCAGAGGAAGTGTCTGCGGTACTTAGTGGTATCCGACCGCAGTGTTTGGTTTCAGCACCTAATATTGACTCATTGGGTCATGAAGAGTGGAAACCAAATGCTGCGTTTAAATCATCTGGATACTACCCTTTGGGCAAGGTTAATCAGGCCTTGTTCACTGCTAAACAAACACAGATAAGTGAATCCCCCATTTTTGGATTGGTTACTGAACCAATAACGAAACCTGCTAATCTTGAAGATTTTATTGCAAAAGATGGAGAAACTTTGGTGAATATGGATTTTAATTTGGACAAATATTTTGGACCAAGTAATATTTATATTCCACCGGAGGATATCCAAATTTTGGAAGATTATGGAGTGCAGGCTTTTGCAATTGATGATGAAAATCAACACTTGATGAGGGAGCTTACTTATGAAGAAGCGATTCAAGGTATTCCTGGTGAAGAATACCTACCATCTATGAATCGACAAACATCACCTGGTTATCCCTACGTCCTGAAAAGGAAAGGTATGGGTAAGACACAATGGTTAGGTAAAGACGGAGACTTATTAGTTGACAATGAAGAATTGAAAACTGATGTTGAAAATTTACTTTGCCATGCATCACAAGGAATACGCGATCCCGTTGTTTTTACAGCACTGTTTAAGGACGAAAGAAGACCTATCAAGAAAGTTGATGAGGGTACAACCCGCATTTTTGCGGGTGGACCCATGCATTTTACTGTTGCGATAAGGATGTTTTTCTTAGGTTTCTGTGCAGCGTTTATGAAACAACGGATACGGAATGGATCTTTGGTTGGATCAGATGTGCACTCATATGACTGGACTCGGTTCGTTAAATATTTGAATGAAGTTTCAGATGTTAATGAACCAAATTTTCTGGCGGGCGACCATAGCAATTTTGATGGATCTTTGATTCTTCAAATGCTATGGGTTGTTTACCGGATTATAGAACGGTTATATGGGCGCACAAATAATTTGACCACTTATGTTCTGTGGAGTAGTATATGTAATTGTGTTTTGTTGTTTAAGACATTATTGTTTATGTTGACACATTCACAGCCGTCTGGAAATCCATTGACTACAATTATAAATACTATTTATGGTCGTTTATTATTTTTCTACACTTTGTTACTCTTGTTACGAGATATTATTAAGAATGGAGATGATGACCAAGTTGAAAAAGCTATGGTTATTATCAAAAATATCGATAAATATTTTCGGGCTGGCATTTACGGAGATGACATCGCTGCTGTGCTTAGTCACGATTTACGTGGATTAGTTACACCAGATGATGTTACTCGGAAAATGGCAACACTCGGACATAAATTTACTGATGAACTTAAGAGTTCTGGAAAACAGGAGTTTAGAACATTACATGAAATCTCGATTTTGAAGAGAAAATTCGTTTTTGAACCAACTCTGAATAGATGGTTTGCTCCTTTAGAGCTTTCTGTCATTTTGGAGATGTTGAATTGGGATAAATGTAAGACCAAATATGAAAAATATGAACAATTGACACAGAATATACAAACTGCGTGTGTGGAATTTGTTTACCATGGAGAAGACACTTTCAATTTTTGGACTAAGAAGATAAGACAAGCTCTTCGTGAGGCTAATCTTGAGGGAAAAGTTAATATGCCAATGTTGACATATGATGATTTCCTCACTTTAGTTACTCGAAGAAACTTGGGTTTGAAATCTAAGTTGAATAATTTTGTTGATGACTTCTTGCCGTGGTAATTATGATTGTATATATTCCATTCTTGATGATAGTTGTAATCATTGAATGGAGGACAATCGCGACGTCGAGGGGTTTTTACCCCTATTGTATATTTGTGTGCGACGATAAAAATAAAAGCTAAATATACCAACTGTAGATAGTATATATTGATACGAATATGCTATTGAATTTTAAAGTATTGCCGAAACTACAGGAAATGGAAATATGGAGATGAGGAGTATGATGAGATCAGCCGGAGGGCCTTCTGCCACTGGCGCATCATTAGCTTCAGATACTGCTGATGAGCAGATTTTAAAACCGGAACAAATTTTGACCTTTCAGGAGGTAACGGCTGTTCAAGAACAGACTTTACCTGCTGAGACCGATTTGGAACAAGAAATTAAAACAACTGCGATAGAAGGGAGAGATCATAACATCAAGGATTTCTTAGAGAGAGTCTA